TGCCGGTGGCGTGGCGCTTGATGGTGCCGACCGGGACGCCCTCGTAGGGCACGCCCCGCAGTTCGGCCCATGAGGTCAGTGTGGCCATCAGCCCGCCATAGATGTGGCTCGCGTCAGTGCCCGCATGACGGCGCACTTCCTCGAACCAGATGGCGGCGATGGGACCGGACAGACGGTCCAGTTCTCCCAGCCAGTTGGTGAAGCGCAGATAGCGCATGCCGCCGCCGTCGAAGCGGCCAGGGCGGAAGCTCGCCGTGCCGCTGGTGATCAGACCGTCATGGCCGCGCAGGGCCCAGCCGGTCGTGGTGCCCAGATCGAGGGCGATGATGCAGCGGTGGCTTGAACTGGTGACGGGCAGCAATTCAAACCTTGCGCTGTCGGATTTGGGGATCAGAGTCGTCGCAGCCATGATGGCTCTCCTGTCTTTGGGGGCTGGTCCTGGTGGAAGACGACGGCGGTCATGTGCTTGGCGGTACGGGCCGCCGTCGTCGGATCGGGGTTGGGGAGACCTGTCAGGGCGGCCCGCGCGCCAGGCCCTTACGCATGGGATGAGTGGCCCACCCTTGGGTGGGGCCATCCCATACGTAGTATGGGGGTTCAGCACCTAACTGTTCGAGCTGAGTTAATACGTTGATTTTGTTTGGGAATAAGACTTCATGAAGTCTTCGGGCATGAGTTAGGGGCCTAACTCTTATTTGCGCGTAACCCGTTGATTTCATTGAGTGCACAGTTGGCGCTGTCATATGAGTCAGGCCTCACTCATATGAGTTAGGTCGTCATCGGACCCGTCCTGGTAGACCCAGACAGCCGGATTTTCGACCTGAAGGCTGAGCCCGGACTGCGGGCATTTGAAGTGGCTGGGCAGCACCGGGCGGGCGGCCGTCGTGACCTCGCCCGTGGTCGGATCGACCTCTTCGACGGGCAAACCGAACTGCATGCCTTCCACGCAGAGATAGCCGAACCGCGACCGGGTGACGGGGTAACCAAAGCTCGAAGGGTCGCGAAGGAACTTCACGAAACCCTTGGTGGCGAGCACGCTCAGGCGTTCGCGGATGGTGTGCTTGCTGCCCAGACCGCCCCGGTTCTCGAAGGTCTCGGCAAACTGCATGGCGGTGTAGAGCCGCTCTCCCGCCGCCTCATCGAGCAACATGCCGAGGATGACATCATGCTTGCGCAGCCGTTCGGCGTCGAACTTGGCCCCGACCTCCTTGCGCACCAGCCGCTCATTCATCGGGTTCAATTCGACCCAGCGACCCGCGACCTTGTCGATCAGCTTGCCGGGCAGCGCGGGGCCATTGCGCAACTCGATTTCCAGGCGACGCTGGGTGCTGTCCTCGTCGGGCCGGTGCATGAGAAGACCCGAGGTGTAAAAGCCACGCAGCGCGCTGGCGCCGGAGAGGGCGAGGAAGGGGTCGTCCTTGACCTGGTGTTTGGCGGCCTTGCGGGTGTGGTGGGCGAGGATGACGCCCGCGTCCGGATTGACCGCCTCGCGCAGCACCTCGACCCGGTCCTTCAGGAAGAACATCATGGCGGTGTTGTCGTTTTCGCCGCCACCATCAGGGCCGCCATCAAAGAGGTTGCGGATCGGATCGATGACAATGATGTCGGGCGGCGCATCGGGGAAAGCCACCCGGATGGCCTCGACGATGCGGGAAACACCGTCGGCGTCCAACAGCAGCTTCAGTTTCGGGGTGGCGATGAAAGTGTCGCGCGCGGCGGCGATCACCCCGGGTGACAGGCTGATCTGCTGCATCCGCTCGCGCAGGTAGTGATACTGGATCTCCGCCTGCAGATAGAACACCCGTAGCGGCCGGGGCGGCGTGAAGCCGAGAAACGGCACCCCCGCCGCCATGTGGACAAGCCACGAGATCAGGAAGTCGCTCTTGCCGACCTTGGGCGCGCCGCCGAGCACCAAAAGCCCGCCTGGCGTCAGCACCCTCGGCGCGATGATGTCATCGGGCATGGGGCTGCGATCATCAAGCAGCGCGCCAAGGCTGAAGGTCGGCAGCGGGCTGGCCGGAACGTTGGGGCGTGCCGCACGAATGAGCGGCGGGCCGTTGCGCTTTACATGCAGTGCCCAGAGGCGTTCGGCCTCCGCCTGCAACCGATCAAGCGGCCATTCGGGGCGCAACATGGCAGCGTTGTAGCCGCAGATCGCTTCCCAGCCTTCGGCGGGGTCAATGCGGCCGTCGTGCACGAGCCGGATGTAATGTCCGATGGCGGCGCTTGCCCCCTGAAACCTTGACCAGTCATCCACTGCGCCCTCTCGCACCGGGGTGGTCAGGACGGCATCGACGCCGGGCTTTGCGACCGACAGCGGCGTGCTGGCCATGCCTACGCCCGGCAGCGGTGGCATGTCGGCCACCCGTTCCGCGAAATCTGCAAGATCGACCTCGACCGGGTTGTGGTCGCGAATTTGCACCAGCCGCTGATGGCCGTGCTTGTGATAGACGGTCCCGGCCACACGGATCGGCTGGTGCGCCGAGCGGAAATGGGTGTCACCGCCGACCTTTACGGCAATGTCGCCCCGCAGGCGGCACAGGGCGGCCAGATCCTCGCCATCGGCGGGTTCGGTCAGTTTCCACCAGACATGCAGCTTGGCAGCACCCTCGGGCGTGCGGCCGCCACTCTCCACAATCAGGGTGGGCGTCCCAAGGTGGCTGACGATGTGGTTCAGCTTGGCCGGGATGTCACCCGCGTCGAGGTCGACCACGAGGGCCTGCATCTGCAGCACATCGGCGGCGCGGGCCTGACCCTGTTCGGCGACAGTGCCGGGGATGACATAGACCGCCGCACCCTCGCGGTTCGCCCATGCGGCAAAGGTCGCGAGCTTTTCGCGGGCGGTACCATCGGCCGCGATCCAGATGTTGTGGGGCTTGCCGTCCCGGCCCTGACCCTTGTCGACAAAGCCGCGCAGGGGGATCAGCCCTTCGCACCAACTGAACACGGTGTCGAGGAAGATGGCGATCTGGTCCGAGTCCGGATCGCAGCCGAACGGGTTTTCGGCCGGAGGGCCGTCGTTGAAATCCATCCACGGGTTGAAATGCAGGATGCTGTCGTCACTCACCGCTCCAGCCTCCAGCAGCGCGCGGCCCAAGGGCAGAAGCGGCATTCTAAGAAATCGGCGCTGGCGGCGATGCGCGGCAGCAATTCGCCCGCATCGGTCGCCTGGAGGATCCGCACCCCGCGATCCGACATGCGCTGCGCAAGATCGGCATCGAAGGGCACCAACTCGTGGTGCAGCTCTGCCGTGTCTTTGTTGATGGCCGTGAACACGGCGGGCGCGGCGCTGATGCCGGGCACGCTCGCTTCCATGTAGGCCTGATAAACTGCGATTTGTGCAGCATAGACGGGCTTGGATTTCGTCACGCCGTCCTTGACGCAGGCCCGCCAGTTCTTGGCGTTCATGGTCTTGCATTCCCAAAGCGCGGGAACGGCAAGCCCGAAGCCTTCGGGCCCCGCGGCGATGATGCCATCGACATGTCCCCGGATGCGCCCGCCCGCGAGGGAAAAGCCGAACTGGCCGCCATCGGGGCGGTTGCCCTTCCGGGTGTAGAGGTCAAAGCCTGCGCCGCGCAGCCACGCGACCGCCAGATCCTCGAGCGCATGGCCGATGGCGAAGATGCGCAGGGACTGACCCGAGAAGTCCTGGCCCTCTTCCTTCGGCGTGGCCGTGAATTCAAACTGAAGAGCGCGCTCGCAGGCGTGGCCAAGGCGTGACCCGCCCAGATAGTCGCGGGGCGTGCGTGTCGTCTGATCGGCGGTCAGCGCCTGGTCCACGGCTGCATTGACCTGGTCGGCAAATGTCGAGCGGCGGTTATAGTCCAGCATGCTGGCCACCCTCATAGCTGCGGTGAGCAAGGCCGTGGCAAGTTGAGCAGAGCCATTCGACGGAAAGCGGCTTCGAATAGTCGTGGTGGTGCGCTTCGAGATCGGTCACGCAGCCGCAGCGCTGACACCAGACCGCAACGACGATGCGGCATGCTTTGACCGCACTCCTGACGATGCTGTGGGCCTGATGCTTTTCTGCATGGCGAAGGCGATAGCGACGCTGCGCCTCCCGGTGTTTTTCAGGGTCCCTGAAGTTCTGGGCATAGGCGCGTTGGTATTCCCGGCGGCAATCGCGGCACCAAATTTGCCGACCATCGGAGCTGAGTTGGCGGCGGCCAAACTCGCAGACAGGTTTCTCGATGCCGCATTTCGTGCAGAGCTTGATCAAAACGGCACCTCC